AGCGATCAATTGAGCGAGACATAAGTTTGATAATTGCAGTTGCAGCGGTATCTGCCTGAGAGCCAGTTTGACCTTCAAGGTCAGGAATGTCTATGTTGGCAATTCGGACGGTATAGCGCCAATCTTTAATAACAAGGCCATTCTTCCACTTATATTCATCCATAAGCGCGCGAAATCTATTGTTATTACTGTCAAATGCATCTCCTTCTCCAAGATCTCTGTGAGAAAGCCCGGCCTGAGAACCCTTAGGGAATACTCCAAATACTGTTCGCTCACCCCAACCAACAAGCCAGATAGAGCCGTTGTTTGAACCAGTACCGCCGGCATCCAAGATATTCTGAGCATTTGGAGCGCTCAAATCATCATAACGCGGAGTAAAGCCAACGTATTCTTCAGGATTGGCTGCAGTACCATAGAACAGTGTTTCTTCTTGCTGTTGCGCCATAGCCTCCATAAATGCCATTGATTCAGATAGTCGGTACTCATTGACATTTCCATTCAGGGTAGCTTCATCGACGTCAACCTCAGAGCGCGCCTCCAATATGGCCGCATTTTCTGTGATTTGCGCAGTGGTAGATTTACTTTTTGGAACACCCTGGTTAATCAGTCGATAAAACACGGCGGGCAAACCTGTTCGGATTGTAGTCTGCTCACCAGTGGGCAAATTACCTTCCTTAAAAAGCATATCGTCTAATACCTCATTATTCTGAGAAAGAACCTCAGTGATATGGGCAGTTTTACCATCTGGATCTAAGCGCTTTGCCCAGTCCATCAGGGTTAATACATTTGAATTAATTGTAGCCATTTTTTAAAACTCCTATTTAGTCCCGTAGAATAGTTCTGCTGCAGACTTTGATTTTGTTTTTGCTTTCTTTGGACCCGGCTTGAGAGTTTTAGGAGCTTTCCTGACGATCTTCTCTGCAGCTTCACCATCCTTTTTCAAGGCGTCAAACTGAGCAGCCTTATGGATAGCGATCATTAGGTTTGAGCTGGTGAGGTATGTGAACTCCTCTTGAGTAAGCCCATTGTCATTTGCATAAGCATTAATAAGCTTTTCATCCTTTTCCCTGGACTCTGTACCCGTTGCCGGATCTGCCCATTGTGGAAATGAATCAACTAACTTCTTATACTCTTGTGCAATTAAAACTGTTTGCTTCTCGTCTTTAAGCTTCTTAACTTCTTCCTTCGCAGCGTCAAGGGAGCTAACTTTCTTTTCTTGCTCCTCCTTTAACCGCAAAAACTCTGCCGTGTCGTGTTTACGCAAGTGATCCCAGTCTATAGCTTCAGAATCCTTTTTAAAGGTGTGCTCTAAAGCCTCAATCTGCTCACTCAAAGTCTTTGAAAGCTCATCATTTTTAACCTCTTTGGCATCAATAGATTTACTTTTTTCTGACAGTGCTTGCGTTTTCTTAGTGTAGTCAGACTGCCTTAATCCATCGTTAGCGCCATCCCGAAAGTCTTGTATGCTTATCTCTTTACCGTCTATCTCAACATAAAGAGGTTCATCACTTTCAGAATCGTCACCTACAACTTCATCCTGCTTGCTTTCTACACTTACTGCCTCAACCTCTTCTGACTTATTATTATCAGGAGAGTTATCAACAGCCTTATCAACAGTGGATTGCTCCACCTCTACAGCTTCAGCTTCTACGGTTGTTCCTTGGGAGTCCGGAGTAGTTGTTGCATTCTCTGATGGCGGATAAAATACATCTGCCATTTTATTTGGTGTCGCTTGTTCTTGCGTTTGTTCACTCATTATTGTTTATTTTCCCTTTTTAATTGATTTCTTGCAAGTTTTCCGGTTTGAACCTCTCTTTCGAGAAGATACATCACACTTTTAAGTGCCTTAAGCTGCATATAAGATGACTCTCTCATCCTACTTTGCGGCCATTTGGAACTCTCTATCGTGTTACATATATTTTCTCTAACCGCTAAAACCGACTCCATCAATAAGGGATTGCTCAATAGCCTTTCAGCTTCTGAGGCTCAAATTAATTGGTCTTCTTTACTAGGTTTCATTGAGTCCCTTTTGGGTTATTCAGTTATTGACCTTGGCCTTCATTTGGTATATCTACGTTATTATCTAATTCTAATTCTGTATATTTAAATGTTTGCTCTGCATCAAACTGAGCACCATCCTGAACCATTTCAAGCTCTTTCAGTCTTGACTGCTCATTAGTCTTTAATATATCAACCTGATGCTTCATTTGGTTATTGGCTATAGTTCCTTGCTGCTTGACTACCTCAGCTTCTGCCAGAGGGTTTGCCTGCTGTAGCTGTAGTTGCTGTTGCTCAATAAGCTGCTGTGATTGCTGCAAAGCAGCCGTTAACTGCTGAACCTGTGCAAACATTGTTTCTGCCGGGATATCCGGATTATTAAAGAATTCATCAGTCCTAGCCAATCCAAGGCCCTGGACCATCTCATTTAAAGCATTGTATTGCTTCTGAGGATCGACAAGCAATGAGCCGCTAGCCCTTAGCTGCTCTTGTAATGCAAGAATGCCGGACATGTTCTGCACTATCTGCTGCCCATTGCCCGCACCAAGACCAACCTTGCTAACCGGGTTATGCTGAAACTTCCAATCAGTAGGCTTAATATTTAGCGACTTACCTAATACCCTGAATTCTTCTTCCTGATCTTGGAAGTGCGCAGCCATCCAGGCAACACCATCATAAAGCTTTCTGAATCCAGTCTCTGCAAAGTTACGAGCAACTAACTCTATCTTGGCCTCTGCAGCCTTTTCTACGCCATTAAACCTCGTGGCAGTCTCTTTATGTAGGTTGTCAGACTCAAGGCCCTGAGAGGCTAGCAGTTCGCCAGCGCGTTTAGATTTGAGGCTATCCCGATACTGTTGAATAAGAAGCGCTTTATCGCCAATGAACGGAGTGACTAGCGGGAATACTTGCTGACTTGCTATGCCAGTAGAGTCAACGCGGACAACACCATCCAGTCGAATATCCATCATATCGTCTAAATCAACAGCAGATCCAATAGCTGTTCGGGGATGGTTTACTTTATAGATATTATCCAGGGTTCCACGTTGCAATGCAGTGTTAACCCGTTGGTCTTCAATAACTAATGAAGCGCGCCCATGGCCAATAGCTTTATGTGGATCTAGAATGCCAGACAAAATAGCGTATGGAACGTGATCAAATGGTTCATTCTCGGTAATCTCATTGCCAATCTTCTGGACGAATCGGCGCTCTGCTATACCATCACCATCAAAGTCTACCTTGACGTACATGTTTACAACTCGGATAAGCTCGGCAGCCCATTCCGGAGTACTTAACTGAGTATTACCACCCTCATCACTCCATCTAATATCCTTCATTGTAGAGCCGTTAATGCTCTGGACATTGTTTTGTGTTGATGAGCCATTGGTATTATTTGTGGAGCTGGAGGGGAATTCTGCAACCTTCTTAACACTCATTCCACTAGCAACTAGCTCCCCGCGACTCATAAACTGGACATGCCCAACTAAATTAGCATCGTCTTCAGTCTCTGCATTTCTGCTGATTAAGAAGTCTTCTGTCGGGATTGGCTTTATTGCTATTCTCTTAGTAGTCTCAGTGATACGGAAAGTAACATTGAACGTAGGGAATTCAGGCTCGCCATCTTTGATCTCTAGCTGATCAACGACCTCAACTTTATCAATACTCTCTGATTCTGCACTTATCTCCTTCAAAAGCTCGCCAACACGAATAGTATTGATAGCCTCATATTTAATAGTTCGAGTCTTTTTCTCTTCATCAAGGAAGTAATGAACGACACCCATCTTCTGGGTTTCAGCATCCTTCATCCAGTCATGAACGATCTTGTATGAGCCAGGCCGGCCACGGATAAGATAGTTGACGTACTTAGTTTTCTCTTCGGCTTCCTTCTCTTCTTCTGGATCACTGGTATTAGGCTCAAATACCATGACATCACCGGAACCTAGAAATACTCGAACCAGGCTAGTCATGTCCGAATCAACAAGATCAGCAACATCAGTAGCAATTACAGATGACCTACCTTCTTCCTCATCGCCATAGCATTCTTTATTGTAGCGGCGTAACAACTCTTCATTGATGGTCATGAATTCGTCATTATAGGCAGTCGAATCATTCTCAAATGAGTTTAAAACATTTAGCAATTCGCTTTCTGTCATTACTGCCATTTATTTGAATCCATTGAAAACCATCTTTGTATTTTTATATAATAACACTGTGCAAGCATTATGCAATTATGCTACGAAAACCTTACTTTTATAATTCAGCTCTTTTCTCTTAGGCTTTACCGGCTCAGCAAATGTCAGGGCTAATGCGTCGCCATCATCA